AAAGCAGTTAAAGATAAATTAGGTCCATTAATGGATAAATTAGAAGAAAAAATATATAATACTACTTCCCAAAATAATAATAATAAAACTAATACTCCTAAGAATAATGCTCTTAATGCTCCTATGAATAATGCTCTTAATGCTCCTAAGAATAATGCTCTTAATGCTCCTCTAAATAATAATAATACTCCTGTTCAAAATGGTGGAGGTTCAGATTGGGCATCAACCCATTATTCTCGTGGTCCAGTAAATAATCCAAGTGATTTAGATACATTTTCCAAATTTGCTGAACCAAGTCAATATGTTAGTAATGAACAACTTATGAAAAGACAATAATCAATATAATTTTCCATTACATTTTCCATTTTTTATTACATTTCAAACAAGTTAAGAATGTCGTCATAGGTTCGTCTGCAGACCTGGTTTGCATTTGATAATAAGTTGCTTTATATTCTCTACATTTACGGTTCGGGCATTCAAAGAATTCTGTAACTGATAATGAGCTTGTTTCCATAACTTCATCTCTGTGTTTCTTTTCATAAAGAATTTGAGCCCACTTTTCTGGAAATAATTCAGAGGGTTTCATAAATCCTATCTTGAATGGGTCTATTTCTCCATTAATTAATTTAGGTGATAATGTTAGATTTTGGACATAAGAATTATAGTCCAGGTTAGTGTAAACAGTTTTAAATATTGATGTATAAATTATATCATTAAATTCAAAATTTTCCCACATTGGAAAGAATTCTTTATTTAAACAAGTTTCAATAGCAGAGTTATAAATACCACTTTCAATCTGCCTGGATACTAAATTAATATCAAAATTATTCTTATTTGTATCCTTTTTATTTTTATTTTTATTTTTAAATGATTTTTTTGTTATTGTTATTAATAATTCAATTATTTTATTAATCACATTAATTCTTTTACTATATAAAGTATCCATTTCTTGTAGTTCATCTTCTTTATTTAAAATATTATAACCCGTAAACTCACTAACATTTAAATTAATTGATTCTGTATCATCTTCAATAATTTTTTTCTTTCTACGCCTTGTCTTTTTAACTGGTTTCTCTACGATTTCAATAAAATCTTTAAATTCTCCCATTCCTTCTAAATCATCATCATCGCCATATTCATCATTAATATCACTTAAATCATCATTGAATTTATTATTATCTCGGTCATCATCAGTGTCATCATCATCAACAACATCAACATCATCATCATCATCAACATCATCTACATCATCAACATCATCTACATCATCAATATCAACATCAACATCATCATCAATATCATTATCATCTGACAAATCATCTATCTCAACATCATCATCATCACATATTGTTTCTATTTCAGATAAATTTATATCATCATCTAAATCTTTATTTTCATCATTATCTGAAATATTAGACTCGGAATCTTCTATTGATTTCGCTTTATTTACTAACTCATCAAAAACTTCGTCTAATTTTTCATTAGGTTTTTGAATAATTTTTAAATCAATATCAATATCATTATCTATTATAATATTTTTATCTATCATACTATCATTATTTGTATTAACAATCATTAATTCCTCTTCACAAATCTTATTTTTTTTATTTGTTTTACTTATTTTACTTATTTTACTTGTTTTACTTGTTTTACTTTTTATAGTTTTTATAGTTTTTATAGTTTTTGGATTTATTAATGATTCAAGGTATTGTTCCCATTTCTTACTTGTTATTGTTTCTGGAAGTCCATATTTATTAACTGCAAAAATAATGATATCTGATTTTAAATATAATGGATTTTTCCCTAAATATTCAATATTATCTGGTAATTTATGTTTATTATAAGAAGTAGAACCCATTATTTTTATAAAATATAATTTATTATTTTCATTAGTATAAGGTGATTCTCCCAAATGTTTATAACGAATACCATTTTTAGTAGATTCTAATAATTTTAAAATATCTTTATAACTATTAATATTTGTATCATCTTTTTTATATGATATAGATATTGACTCATATGTTGGTGTAGAACCTACTTTTAAAACGACCATTTGCCTTTTTAGAGAAGCCATTTTGGACTATATCTTTTTTGATATATTCTTGGAACTAACTTAATATTTTTCTATAGTTTATACTACCATTTATAAATTCTTAAATCAATTTTATATATTTATTCTGAATTTATAAGATTAAGGAAAAATTAGAATTAAAATTTAAATAAAAGAAAATATCAAAGAAAATATCAAAGAAAATATATAATTTACATAATGGATAATATTAATCAAACTCAAAATCTTGAAAAAATAGAAAATTTTATTAATAATCTAAATGGTGTTAATGGTAATCAAATAATTATTATATTTGGTAAAGAAATATCTGAAAAAACATTTGATACCAAATTAAATAATAATAATAATAATAATAATAATAAATTATCAGATTTAATACCTTTAATAACAAGCATTTTTCATAGAAAACCATTTTTATCAAAACACAATAAATTGTATCATACTAAAACATATTTAGAAACAATTACAAAAATTAAAAGTTTAAATTCATTATATGAATCATCTGATAATAATGAATCATCAGATAATAATGAAATAGATGATAGAATAATATCACATAAACAAAAATCGTTATCGTCTTATCAGATTGTTAATAATAATGTATTATGTAAATTTAATAAAATAACAGATTTAAATTTAATTAGATTTCCTTGTTGTAAAAATTATAATTATACAGAAACCTATTTTCAATTAGAATGGTTTTTATCAGGAGATTGTAGTATTATAATAGAAAATTATCAAACGTATATAAATTTAAAACTAAAGATAAATTTTACAGAAGAAACTGATATAATATTAAATCGTAAAAAAATAATATTCCAAAATTTGAATAAATTCTATAAATTATCAAATTATTTATTTTTATAAATATTAGTTTTATATAGTTTTATATAGTTTTTTATTTTTTTATTTTTTCTATTCAGATATCATAATTCGAATTTTAATAAATAATATAAAAAATAATAAATAAATAAATTGTAAATTATAAAATGTTTGAAGACTTAACAGAAAATTACCTACTAATCGGCGGTTTAATCGCAATTGTAGTTATTATCATCAGTTCCTATTGGTATTATAATAGAAGAAATGCGATGAATAACACTGATAATATGAATTATTGTGATGAAGAACATTTAAATGATTTGTCAGATAATAATGATCCAATGTATAATGTAGAACCCAGTGATAAACAAAATGAAAACTCTCCTGTTTGCGAAGGTGGTGTCTGCGAAATGCCAAACGAACTTAACAAAGCAGACTCAATGAAAAGAACAAACATTCCTTACTTAGATTTAGATAATGATATGATTGCTATGGAACAAATGCCTAAGGAAGGTGAATTACCAGTATATCCCTAAATATTGTTGTAGTATTTTTTAAGTTGGAGTACATATTCTATAACTGATATCAACAACTGATATCTCATTTTTCCTTGTTATTTTACAAACATCATTCGGTCGCATACCAATATATTTGGCAGGAGGGTCTTCTCTTCTAATATGAGGTAAATCTTTTAAAATAATACTATATTTAGTTAATAATTCTTTTACTTCATCTTTTTTTAATTTTTCGTGTTTTGGAATTGCGATATGGTCTATCGGATTAAACTTAAAATTATCTACTCCATAAAATTGGATGAAATAGTTCTTTTTACTACTATACCAATAATTTACATAATCCATTATTTTATTTGGCGATTTTAATAAAACTCTACCTGTAATAATAAGAATTAAAGTATCATTTTTTCCAATAGTAGTTGTCATAATCTCATCAATTAATTTATCTAATTTACTGCTTTGTCTGAATTTTTCTAAATAATATTTAACAAATATATTATCGCCATTCTTACCATCACTATTTTTCTTTTTTGCTATAATATCAAGACTTCCCGGATTTGGCAATTCTTTAGTAGAATCATAAGAATTAAACATTAAAGTAATATCACTAAATGTATACTCTCTATAGGCACTAATATCATAACCACGATAATCTAACATATCTAATAAATGTTTCCTGGATAAATGAATATCTCCAACTGTTTTAACTACAGTATCCATTTTGTATAATTAATCTGTTAATGTTTTAATCTATTAATGTTTTAATCTGTGAATTTATAATATTTTATAATATATTATAATATATTATTATACAATGTTATCTATTACTTTATATTACAATTTTTAATTAATTCTATTTAATTTATAACCTTATATTTTAATATTTACAAATCAATTTTATTTTTGATAATAATCTATTATAACTATAATAGAATAATAAAGTATAAACTATAAAGTATAAACTATAAAGTATAAATAATTATGGTTATTAAGAAAGTTAGTAAAAAAAAATTAACAAGAAAAAGAGAGAAAAAACAAAAACATTTAAAAAAATTTAATAAAATTGGAGGAGGTTTATTTAATAAAAATACCAGTATTGGTCTAATTATTAAAAATACTAAAAAAAGTGAAAATGCTTTAATTAAAAATTATCAAGAATATGTTAAAACATCAGAGAAATATTATAATAGTTATGAAAAACACATAGATAATTTGAAAGATTTTGACTCATTTATTCCAAATGTAAAATCATTTACTAAAATTTTTACAGATAAACTAATGCCAAATGATATCCTTCCTAATACTAAAATAGATAAAAGTGTTCCTTTATTAGTTGGAATGTATGATATAGATTCTTCTTCAAGTCCAAAAGAAATTACTATATCGCATATTAGACAGCAAATTAATTATGCATTCTTTAAATATTATAAACCTCACGAAAGACATTTAATTAAAGATATTTATATTACTTTAAATGAAGACCCAACAAAAGATATTATTTTGAAAGTATCTCTTATTAATGATAGAGTGGCAGATAATAGAAGACTTGGTCACACAAATTATTTAGTAGATCAAAATACTTTATCATTATTGATTGATGATATGCTACTTATGGCAAAAGAAAATGTTGAAGATAGTAAAACTTCTCCTGCTTTAGCAAAACCTTCCAGACGAGAACGTAGAATATTACAAATCGGTAATGAAGAAGAAGAAGGAAAAGCAGTAATTCCAGGTAGTATAGATATGAGTAATACAGAAAAAATAAGAAGAGAGCAAGAGGGTGAAGTAGATGATATGGGTAGAAGAGATAACGATTTAATAAATATATTTGATGATTTTAATGGCGACTTACCTGATAAACCAAACGATTTTGGAGAACCCGATGACCTAAATTCAAATAATGCGTATAACAAATTACTTAGAAAAAACTCTTCCAAAAAGAAAAGCAAGAAAAAAAGTAATAAATAAAGTGATAAATAAAGTGGTAAAAAAGTGATAAATAAATAAAATATTTCAGTGTTATTTTTTATTTTTTCTTATTAAATTTTATAATGTTATAATAAGTAAAGGAATAATACCCATAAACAAATTTAATAAATTAATAAAAGAAAATGGATTATCTACATAATTTAACATGCGTAATAGATGATGAAAAATGTAATATTATTAAACCATCTCCAGTTATTAAAATGTATGGAACCGACTCTAGAACAGGTAGAAAGATTTCTGATTATGACCGTTCTATTTTAAAAGATGGATTTAAAAGAATATGTAAAACATTTGATGGAAATATGAAAACTTGTTGTAGTAAAAGTTTTGATGGAAGTAATTTAGACGATTCAACTCAAAAATTTATTGATAATCTTAAAAATAAATATCCATCGGTTCGTATAAATAAATTGCGTGGAGAAGTCAATACTATTGATTTATCTACTGTTAAAATTTCAGATGATAATCAAGAAGGTTGGATTCCAATGAATACAAATATTATTTGTAAAATATCTAAAGCACAAATTTTACCAACAAATAATAACAATGTATTTAAAGCAATTAATATTGTTAGAGATTGTTATACAGATTCTTGCACTGAAACCGAACAAGATATAACATTAGATAATATACTTGGAACTCAATATGTGAAAGAAAAATTAGAATATTCTTATTATGATGATATGAAAGTTGTTGAATATATTAAGGAAAATAATATAGATTTAATTAAAGAATATCTGAGAAAATATAATTCAGTCAATCACATTTTATCACATAATGATTATAGATATCGTTTAATTCATATTGCATCTGCAAATGGAAAAGAAGATGTAGTAAATATGTTAATCTCATTAAATGCTGACATTAATATTATTGATAAAAATGGTAATACCCCAATTCATTTAGCAGCTGAAAATGGACACGTTTCTATTGTTAATAATCTTGTTAATCAAGGAGCAAATACGGAAACTTTGAATGTAAATGGTGAAACAGCAATGTTCCCCGCCGTTAGGTCTGGTAATGTAGGTTTATTAAGAACTATGTATAATAATAATCACGGATTATTTGTTAAAGATAATAACAATAATAATTTAATACATCACACAATTAAACATACTAAGGTAAATAAAAGTAATATTGCCAGATTTTTAATTAAATATGGTGTTTCATTAGATGAAATGAATAAAGATGAACTTTATCCAATGGACATGGCACATAATGAATTAAATAAATTAAATAAATGTAATAATAATTCTAATAATTCTAATAATTCTAATAATTCTAATAATAATTTAAAAACAGTTGAAACTGGAACTCTTACCAAGGTCAAACATTTAGATGATAAAAGTCATCGTAAAGAAGTCCAAGAATTATTAACACTTATATCTGATATTAGCAGAACACGCCATAAACAAGTTCACGGATTAGAAGAAGCAACTTATCAAGGACCCGTTAGTAAAACAGTTCCAATTGATTATCAAACACACGAATGTGTTGGACCTGCTTTAGATATACATTTATCCGAAAAAGAATGTCTTGAAGGAGGAGGACAAATGGTAGAACTTAAAGAACATTCAACTATCGCAAAAGCTTCATATTATGGACATTCTAAATCATCTATTGACAAAATTGATAATAAAGATTTATATTATCCAAAAGAAAAATACAACGATTCTTATAATCCTAATAATTCTGATTTAGCAACATTTAATGAAAAAATTAGAAAAGATTTAAAATTAATTAACAATAATAACAATAATAACAATAATAATAATAACCCAATATGTGAAGGTTTTGTTAATAATAATACAATGATTGCTGGTATGCCTTTAATAAATTTTGTTTTAATAATTATAGTATCATTAGTTATTATATTATTAGTTTCAAAAAAATAGTAATTTAGTAAGTTAGTATTTTTTATATTATTTTTTATATTATTTTTTAATTTTGATATTTACATATAAAATGATGGAATGTCCTTCTTATTATCTATTCTATCAGCAACTTCTGGATTTTTTAGAAATAATTCCATCCCGTCTTTAATATCTTGATATGAGATTACTTTACGAGATTTATTAAGAACGTCTTCTTCTTCTATTTCTAATAATCTCATTGCGTGCGATTTCTTAGCACAACCAAATAAATTAAGCATATCACCACCATTAAAAATAAAATATTTCTGATTCTTTTCAAAAAAATCTAATAAAATTGTTTCTTGGTCTTCATAACTCCAAGAATGACTTTTTATTATTTTAAATAATATTAATCTTAAATCTTCTGGAGAATAATTTCCAATTTCAAACCATTTTGAAAATCTTCTCTTTAAACCTTCATTCGCAGCAAAGAATTGTTCTTGTAAAGCTTTCTTATAACCAGTTACAATACAAACCGTGTCTGGATTTTCAGACAAAAACGCATTAAGTAAATCCAACATTTGTTGAGCGAAAGTATCCTTTCCGTCTTTATCACCCAACGAATAAGCTTCATCTAATAATAAAACTCCACCTTTTGCTTTATTAAATTTTTCTCTTGCTTTCAAAGCAGTTTGACCAACATATCCTGCTATTAAATCATCTCTTTTCAAAGAACATACTTTTGAAGTTTTTGTAATGCCGAATGCATTATATACTTTTGCTAAAATATTCGCAATTTCAGTTTTACCAACACCCGGAGAACCTTCTATTACTGTATGCCACATATCTTTTGCTTTGTCATCCAATTCTAATAAATTATAAACAATTTGTTTATAAATATCGTGTTTAATACCTTCTAATCCAATCATCGTTTGTAATTCTTCTAAAGGACCTATTAATTTATGTAATTTTTTGATATTTAGACTATACCTTTTCTTTTCACCCAATTTATTTTTATATTGTTTTCCCAAATTAATTAAATCAGTAATTGAATTTGGTTTTCCTATATATTCATACGGATAACTTGATAGGTCTTCTTCATTATCTGGTGGGTCTTCGAGAGTTTTTTCTATTTTCTCACGATTAGTTATAGATGGCATATTAGATATTCTTTTACGATTATTCATAATCTCATCTAATATATTGAATATTGGATTTGAAGATGGATAATTATTAATATTACTACTTTTATTATCATCATTATCATTATTGTCATCATCATTGTCATCAT